CTTTGGGAAATCAACCCGCCACAATGTGACAGGGTTGCAAAACCCTGCCAACATTGTTTCCATGGTCCCAGACCACGGTTCAGCGGTGCCTCTTTATAAGTTCAACTTCTAAAATCTTCACCGGTCGCGCTACGCGCTTCCGTATAAAGTAAAACTCAGTTTAACTTAAAAAGCGCGTATTTGCATACGCGAACCGCTACGAGAGAGGAACTCGGCTCCTCCGCCGCCCCATCCAGTTGAAAATGGGATAGCTCCCTACACCTGAAACACAGGTGCGAGCTTGGCATTCCCTTAGGGGGAATGACTTCCTTAGCCAGCTGCATCTGGTTGGAAATAAACCTCAGGTGAATTTAAATACCACGAGAGATTAAAATCCTCACCAGTAGCGACATACGCACTGACTGTGGCCATACTCTGCGTGTCGGACACAGAGCCGTTGATACGTAAAGTATGGCTTTCCGTAACTCCGTCGCTTGTGATTTTGCCGGCATCCACAAACCTCAAATTTGTGTAAAACGGCAACTCCACTTCCGCAGTAGGAATGGAGCTATAATGTGTGGCATACATACCTTGAGAAGCTTTGGGGCCAGCTCTTAGATAACTATCTGCCACGACACTATCAGCCAAATTACGTCTGACAGTGGTTATAAAAGCGTTTGTGTTTGATTGATTACGCTCCACGGTGATATCGGATAACTTACTAGAATCACCTTCGGTCACAATATACTTCCACCTTAGACCGCCCCTTCGGGCTACAAACGCGGGAGTCAACCAATTTAATAGAGTAGTACGAGCATACGTATAATTCTTCGTACCGACAGGGGTTGATACGGTATCTAAACCACCGTTCAAATCAGCTCCCCGATACACGGGGAAATTGGGAAGTGTAAAATCCAATTGAAATTTCCCGGCTACTTTATTAAATTTAATGTCACCATATGTGCGATTGTAATTGTATCGTTTCAACATATCTCGAAACGTGCAAAAGGTCTCCCCAAAATGAACCAAATTTAATTCATCTAGGCGTTTACTTACTCCTATAGGTTCCAAAACACACGTATTACTACCGTCCGCTGTATCTTGCATTACCGGCCAGCTAGACGCAGACTCAGAAATGAGCACAGTAGGAAACATGGATAATTGCCCGAAACCCTCGACAGGTTCGGCAAATTCGATGTCCTCCGCCCCTCTAACATAACAATTAACGTAGATTAGTTTGTCATTCGTAGCATCGGGAGAGGTTAACTCGTTTTGTACATATATAGCCAACTGACCATTACAGTTGTCAGGTAAATATGGAGTAGATGTCCCCGTAATGAGAGGTGTGCCTCTCGTGACTGGCGCACATGTTTGCGGAGGTAAGGCTGAAGTTATCTGCGATACCTCCTTGTAAGATATGTTCTGATTCCAATTAATCGTGACTTCAAATACCTTGCTCTCAGAAATATCAATAATTCGTGTATAAACAGAAGCCATATCACCCTCCTGAATAGACGTTTCCTTATTTGGAACATACTGTAGCTTAAGTCTACCACGATGAAAAGCACTACACATAACTTCGAATCGATAAGTAATACCTCCCCTCCAATACTTAAAGGGAACTGCAGCATGCATTAAAGGCGTTGTCTGGATAGCAATTTGATTAAAATCAGGATCTTGAGTGTCTTGAGTGCCATATACAATTGGAGTAACATTGCATGAAAATAATTTTTGCCCATCCCCGCTATAATCACCCCACGGGAAAATATTAAATAAAGATTCTTTCATAGCAATATCCTTAATATGTAACTCGTCATCACGAGAAATCCCAACCACATCGGAATTAACGGTTAATTCCTGTTTAGGATCAAATGATAACTTGTCAGTGGCCTCATCAATAGAAGAATTGGCCATGTTTCCCATTGGTGCCATTCTATACTTGTGAATAGGCTCTAAAGAAACAGGTCTGCTAAATCCAAATATCTGTGCAACATTGGAAACCCCTGTCGCCGCTATTTGTGTAGCGGTTGCATAAGGAGCTAACCCAGGAATACTCTTAAAATAACCTGCGGCTCTTGCTATAGCTGATGCTGGTTTCGAAATAACACCCTCGCCATATTCATCAGCCTTTCCAGATTCCGATCTCAAATAAGTAGGACCCGACAACATAACGTCTTCCATCCAGGCAAAAACGGTTAAATTGATAACCTTACTAGTCACATCAATAGTGGTGTTTTGCAAGGCATCAAAAGAAACTATTTGGAAAATGCCCATTTTTCTAAGTTCTGACTCATCTAAATCGTCTAAAGATAGATAGGGTTTAGGATACACAAAGGGCGCCACAATTTCTCCCCCTTTACTTTCTGTGGGGTCTATAATGATATGGTCGCGCTGTGATAGCTTCATGAGCCCTGTCAGTCTATCAACAGAACTAACTATACTCAAGGATTGCTTATCAGTATATGGGCGATATCCAGCAATAGCTTTACCAAAATAAAATGGACCACCATTAATCTGAACTTTGATGTGAAGTTTGCCTGATATCCAGGAATAATTTTGTAACTTTTTGACAATGGTAGGATGTGTCAAATACTCGAACCATGGACGAATGTTCGCTTCGAGTGTACTCCCCTTCGTCCACTCTAGTCGAGTTATCTGAATAGGTCGATTGAGAAAGGCACCTAAATCTGCCTCTGGATTAAGCGCATCGTTGCGAGTTAAGTCATATGCCGACGGAGTCATGACGATTTCCGAATTTACATCTGACATAAATTGAGTAATATTCTGAGTTCCCTCTCGTTCCAAACTCGCGACAGGTTCGGTAACGGCGGAAGACTCTGAACACAATTGAAAATCCAAAGGTTTATCAAAATATTGATCAGGGCCATCATCTTCTTCCTCGATAATCCAACTGCCATTGTCTGATATTCCCTTCACAGAATAATCGTCAACACAGGATCTGGAGTGACAAGATTTGAGGTTATCATCCATACCCTTTAAAGATTGTGTCTTACGTGTAAAGCCTGAAGAAACGACACTAGGTTCTTCAGTTTTATTATTATATATACATTGACCAACACTTTACTATGTTTATACTCAATGAGGTTTAGTGTTATACACCTCTAGCGAGTCAAGCTTTTATGAAACAGTATATACAGGGTCAATTACAGAAATACAAAAGGAGAAATAAATTCCTGTAAAAGTAAATCATAATATACACAATGCCCATTCCCCGTAGGGTCTAGTGAGAGGCAGCTCACTTGGTCCTTTAACGTCCCGAGACGTAAGTACTAATTGTGAATATAAATCACAATTGTCACTAACAAATAAAAATAAAACATAAAGTATAAAAGTATATAAATATAAAAACATATATATGTGCATATGTACAAACACCAGAAGATCTTACTCCTGGATTTTCTCAATGCCATACTGGTTCAACCAGTTCGTCTCACGAACCTCAAATCCATCAAAAAAAGATTTAGGCATGGCATACTCAAGACCAGCGTCAATAGCCACTTTCTTGAGTTGTTCATGGCGCATTTCAAAATGTTCCTTTCCATAGAACCAGAACTCGCGCATCGCTCCATCCAAACATTGGACAGCAATTTGCGATCGCGATTGCTCTGCAGACTCAAGATTGCAATGCAAACTTTTAAAAATGGAGTCTTCACTTAATTTAGCAAGCCACATACCCTTAGATCCTTTCCAGGAATACTCTGGTCTCCAAACAGACTGTCTCTTAAGAAAATCTGCGTCAACGTGATCCAGATATGGGACGGATTTGGCATCTTTCTCTGCCATGGTGTATTCAATGCCTCTATTGGCAAAAACTTTCTGAACATTTGTATGATTATATTCATCAAATTCCTCGTCAACATTGAATTCGACATCATCTCCATAAGTCATGAGGGCTACCACCTCGTGGAAAAGCCCTTCATAATCAGGATAAATCTCAAAAAATGCACATCTGTGATAAAGAGCATTGACGATGGAGTTAATGTAAACGGTTAAATTTTGTCCAGAAGGGTTCGAACCAAAAAGTTGTACAAGATCTCCATTGACCATCATAACTGGGAATGCAACATCTGTCATAAGACCTTTCATGATTTTAATGTCGTCCGACGAATAATTACCGGATTTTTCTGCAATTTTAATCATAATCTTGAACGCTAACATAACCATGCGGGCTGACATGTGTTGATCATAAGCCTTGAAATCACCTGCTACAGTACGTCCACGACGACCGAACTTTGTAAGGTAGGTGTCTAATTCATGCCATTGTGGTCCTTGGGAATTAATCCCAACGGCACATTCCGAAAGAAATGGATGATCGGACATAAACTTTGCAATGCCTAGGAAATACTTGCGCATATTAAACTGCAACCTTGCGGGAGCAGCTTGAAATACGCGAACTTTCAATTTCAATAATTTAAGTACTTCATCCTTGGTACACGCTTTAAAAATTGGATAAGCACGTCGTCCAGCAAGATACTCTAAACAATCAGCCCATGCAGATTCTATAATTTCATCAATAAAAGTTTTTGGGTCAGCACCAGGATGCTTCGCAGGATCCAATTTAATAATAAAATCCCGTTTTGGTTTGTTAATTGGAAATCCCATAGAAGTATTAGGTTTCATCTGATCGATAAACTTGACACCGTCAATCCCTGATACAGTCTCAATATCTGTAAGAGGTCGAATTTTCTTCATTGCTGATTCTATTTCTCGCTCTTGGGCTGCTAGCTCGTATTTCCCCCAATAATCTCTAAATCCTCGCTCAAGAGTTTCACAAGAAAATTCTTGATGGGCGTCACCTGCTTGATCTAAAAACATCTGGTAAGGTTGCCATTCCGGGGCCTCACGAACTTTGACGCCATCTTCTCTTACGATCTGACGGCAATTAGCAGGTGGACCCCATTGCTGCGGGACTTGACAATGTTTTTCGATATGAGGTGAAAGGGGAGATTCAACAACGCTAGTTTTGGGCCTTACCCTAAATCGGGGTACGGTACCAAAAGCTGCTATCTGAATATTTTTATCTTGAGATATAAAATTAAGTGGTGATTTCTTATCTAAAAAATCCTCAGGCGTATAATCGATACCATATTCTTCGGTCTTCATTTTACCCTCAGCATGTGCTAAGGGCTTAGCCTCATCTAATTCCATCTTAAGAATGGCATGATCTAGCATTCCACGCGTGACTTGTTCGCACGCATTATAAGCACCTGCCTTCTGAGAACCAGCTAAATGAATTCCAGTAACGTAAGCGCCTTTGCGGGCATCTCTAATTAATGGTGATCCGCATAGACCAGGCTTCGACGCTACAGGCCATATATAGTGTGCGCCATGCTCAAAGAAAGCTCTGTCTGTCTTGATGCTGCCAAATCTAGTAAAAGTACAAGCACGCTCATCTATCTCACCAGTTTTTAAATTTCTGGTAAGCATCTTTGAGACCTCGCCACGATTTGTCAAAGTTGTAGGGAAAAAGGGACGAAGGTCTTTCTTATCTCCACTACTCCCGATATAAACCAACGCCAAATCGGACCGTTCGTGTAATGTAGTGCACGAACCAGGGGTAATAGAATAGCCCACTAAATTGACACCATTAAGATTAGTAAGTTTCCTGGTGATTATATCAATTTTGATTTCTTCAGTGGGTCTTTCATGAGCTGGGATAACAAGTATATTAGAGCACAACCAAAACCCATTACTCTGGGCGGTCCCTTTTCTGTGATGAAATCTCACCACACACTGCTGCCTAGAAAAAACTTTAAAAAGATCTTCATATGTAGCACTCGGTATAACACCATCGGGCAAAGGAGCAAATTCTGGAGTTTTCCAAACATTTTCACGTTCTGGAGTAACACTCCATTTTGACACTCCTTCCTTGTACTCACCTGATTCAGACGCAAGAGCCTTGCGCCATGCAGAATAAGCTTGTCGGGCGACATAAATGCCCGAAATAGTAAGACCGGCATAAGCAAATAATTGTTTACCCAATTTAATTTGCTCGCGTTTAATCGATTCGACTGTAGACACATGAACAGCGCTACTGTCACTAACCATCTCCGCGAGCATAGCTTTACGGGCATCAATATGCAAATACATACAAGGTAGGAAAACAGCAAAACACCAATTCATGGTGTTGGCCGGGGCATGCCCGGTCAACGGTAAATATATTGCTACAATAAAAAGTATAACCCAAAATTGCATAATTTTAGACATTTCCACGTCTAAATTAAACATCATTAATGCCTTAAGTAAAGGATGTTCACGTAACCTCTCTGGAAGGTGGGCGTAAACATCAAAAGGAGTGGCCCTCGATAAAATAGAATATTCATTACATATCTTGTGATAAGTTTGTAAGCAATTCATATTATCTCGGTAATTACGCAACGTACCCGAAGCAAGCTCAAAAAGTGATTCCGACTTTAAAGTTTCAGAATCTTGAGACTCTTCATTTTCTGACGCTGCCGGTAAACATAAATCTGACTTAGCTTGTTTACATGTCGAACACCAATCCTGGTTTTTCCCGTGAGGGCAACGCGGTCTCGACAGAATTTCCTTCGACGATTTAACGCAAGAATTCTGCGATTTCTCATGCACAGGAATTACTTGCGAAAATAATTCGAAAAGCTGTCCAAAATTTATATTCTTAGCTTCCTTTGTCTTTCCATTCTCTTTAAAAAAGATAGAGCGCTCAACAGGAACTTTAGAACCTGTAGCTTGCAAAAAATTACCATCCTCGTTCTCGACCCACTCGTAAACATCAAAAGCCCAAGCGTCAGGACACAGTATTCCTTTTTCTGCAGCTTCTGCTAATTTGGCTGGATCAAGTTGGGAACATCCTTCTTTTTGATATTCCTTCTTAACTCTCATATTAATATGGAGTTGAAAACGTCTAAGAATGGACAAAGGCTCTTCCGAATATGTAAAAGCCCACTTACTTTTAACGTTAGTGGTGGCCGCTACTACACAAGGAACGAGTGGAATTTTACCTTTTAATTCAGCCTCAGCCATAATAGCAGTACGGTGAATATTATTAATAAAATTAATCACGTCCACGGTTGGATTTTTCGCGGCATATTCTGCTTTTCCATTAGCAAAATCATCAAGCAAAACAGCCAAAATATGCGAACCATAATCCGAATGATACTTATCCATTTCATTCAGTGTGCAAATACTACTCTCTTTGACAATAAAATTTTTGTTGCCCTTGGTAAGAGCTATTTCTTGCAAAGCATAAGTCATCAACGTATTGACAGCGGTACTTTTTCCAACACCAGAACCTCCATGAATAAGAAAGGAAAAAGGTGCTTTTCTCAAGCCGCCTTGTACTTTTCTAGTGTCAAAATCTGCCTTTATTTTTTGAAGTTCGATCAACTTCTTAGAATAGGGTGGTCTCTCTCCTCTCGGTAGAGACTTAATAAGTCTAATGGTATAATCCATCGTACACTTAAGTTCGAGCTCAAAATGAGCGGCATCCATAAAAGGACTACCTGCGAAATTATCAGCTCGAACATATGTGTAACCTGCAATGAGGTCAGCGACCGTAATATCGTATTCGGCCAATTTCTCCACAGAAGTAAAGAGCGGAGAAAAGGATTTGGACGTGAAGCATGCATGTCCACGTTCAAGAAGAAAAGTGATGGTATCCAAAATAGTTTCTACAAGATCCATAGAAGTTTTGCGACCCTTAGCGGCATAAAAATTAAAAACTTCCAGACCACCAACGGTAACTGAACATGACTTCTTGTCATTAATTAGACCCAAGGCTAACATAGTGGAAATAAGAGTTGTGACTTTTCCTACAAGAGGAGAGGCCATTACTCTACCGTAGCCTTCTGTAGTCTTAGTAAAACTGGCAATAAATTTTGAAAACCCAACTGGATTTGGTTCATCTGTTTCGGCGAACGCAGCTTCAGACTCGGAAAAGAATTCATCTAATGAATCATCAGTCAAATCATCTAATAGATCATCAACCTTCTTTCTGTTCCGAATACCATCCAAAAAATCAGATGGATTCACATCTCTTTTAAAGAAATTGATGATGGAATCAACTGTGGTTCCTTGAAACAAATATTCCGAAACAGTTCGAATTAAAGCCTTATCATCGTTGCAAAGAGCTTTGATCTCTCTTGCTACGATAGCAGCAACTTGTTTAAAAGATGAAGCTTCCTTAATAGTATAGACGAATAAAATAATGTCCTCTAATTTGGAAACAATTGCATCTGCCCCTGCCTCCATTAATTGCTCCTGCGCAAAGACAAATCTTTGGGTAAGAGTGGAAACAACGGGTTTAACAACATCACTTAAGCTCTCGGATTTAAAATTTTCAAATTTTCTCTCAACAGCTTTGGCTTTATTTTTACGACGCAAATCCTTGCGTCTGTATTCCCTAGCCTTAAAAGATTGATAAGCTGCACGCTTCTCGTAAATGCGTGTATTAACTTGTTTCGAATCTTCAGATTCAGACAAAAGTCCAAATGTTTTAGACAAACGATAGGAAACATTAGTCATGAAAATGACTTCCTCGGTGGCCAAACCGGAATTATACGGCGATCCCTCTTTGTTGGCTTCGACTTTGTATCCGCAAATAAATGTACTTAACATGATAAAAGTGGAGAGGGGGGTTGTGTTTAAATAAAACTATATTAAAAACAATCGTAATAGTAGTTTACGAAAATCTAATGATATCGGCTCACAAAAGAGATAGAGGTATTTAAAAGTCGGGAGTGCCAACACCCTACATCAGCGGTGACTGATGCTTAAACGATACATAATCCCTAAATGATATTGCGAATACCTAACATAATGTAAATGTAGCGATACGTTGCTCAAAACGCAGCCGAGGACCGATTGTTTCGGCACTAAAGTTCTGTTTCTGGTAAGCTCTCCTATCTTCGGAGATTTAATAAACGAAATTACTAAATAGTGCCGAGGGGATTCCTCGAACATACATAACCATTCTTATAAAAGGTAACGAACCATAGAAATTCAACTAATAAAATTCTTGAGATTTCTATAGGTGATGATAAGTCTGAGCGTAAACACATGACCGTAGTCAACTCAGATAAAACATCAAGAACCCCTGCAAAAGCAGGGAAAAGCTCCACACAATAGTGTGGAGCAAAAGCTCCCCGATATATGGGGAGCAAAAGCTCTCCACGCAAGGTGGAGAGCAACGAGTGCATATTCACAGAATAAACACTCAAAGTGGTAAATTTAGATATTTAATTAATTCAAAGTTACAATGGAGGCTCCAGATTACCAGTCTGGAGCACCAAGATTACATAAATCGTAATTCAATAGCTAACTGAAATGTCCACATCCTAATATACAAAATTAAACAATCTAACATGGGGCCCTAAGAAGGACCCATGCTACAAAGTAATAATCTATAATAAGATCCTTCTAAGATCAGTGCT